TCACTGTAATCTGGAATGTAAGTTTTCGGCTGTGCCTTTAAAACCATGATGGCTTTACGACCAACCACTAATTTGCCCCCTGATAAAATCGGACAAGGTGTGCCACTGTTTAGCATCGCCCTGAACACTTTGACTGAATCGCACAATCTGCTAATCGCACCAACAGCCATTCCTAATTGGTTTAAAACAAGCGCATCCCTTCGCCTAGTGCATCCTTCTGAATCTACATACTTACCCCTAGACCAACCTAGCAACACTGTTTGGAAAGACGAACCTGTACCTTTTAGACAAGTTTCAACGCCATTGCTCATGTAGCTAGGAGATATTGCAGAACCAACAGGTATTTGACTAGACGCACCTGCGCCTGAATAAGAATTGCTAGTGGAATTGTCTTCTGTTGTATTGTTGGAATTAGTGGTTGCACCTTCACCATTATAGGTATTTAAAGAACCACTTTGTTCATTGCCTAATGCGCCTGTGGCAAAAAGGCAAAGCAACAATAAACGCTTCATTTTTTCGACATCTTATCCAAAGAATTTCTGATGTGCTTTAAATTCTCATCCATTCTTGCAAGCGTAACTTCTTGGCTGTTCATAGTAGTTTCAATGGCAGTTAGTCTTGCGTCATGCCTAACAACTTCAACTTCATTTTTTTCTATGTCTGCTTGTAGGTTTGTAGCATAAGCGACCATAGCTACAATCTGTATTAGAACAATTACAATAGTTGATAGTGGAATTTTTTCTTCGCTAATTTTCATAATAAACCTTAAACAGTTAGCCCTGCTTTTGCGGCAACGATTGTATTGATTGTATCTAAGTCTCCTGTGTCAGTTATTTTTTGACCTGAACCGACAAGCTGATAGATATTGCCTTTCAAGGCGTGAAATACACTGCCATTAGCATTGCGACAGCCAACATTTAAGTCTTTATCACCGCTAAAATTACCTGTACCTAAATCGCTATCACTTGACCCTACCTGTGTGCCATCTTTATATAACCTAACATAATCGTCACTCAAATCAATTACTGCTGTAGTGAGAACAGTCAATGGGTAGCTAGATATTGCTGTATTGATGCTTCGAGACACTGTTCCTTTCACGTTGTATTTCAACAATGATTCACTATCATCAATAAATAGCCTATAAGCCTGAGTGCTTGCACCTAAATTGTCTGAATATTCAACGATATTTGCATCAGCACCATTATCTTCAGCTTTAGTTGCCGCGAATAATGTCAATGAATCAATAGTTGAACCTAGATTACTGTTAACGCTTAAACCTGTTCCAGTGCCATCAAATCTAAAATAGAAATATGCGTTTGAGGCATCGTCATGCTCAATCACATCATGCTCATCTTCACCAACAACCTGAAGATCATTGGCTGTGCTTCCATTCTCAACGCATAAGCCAAAAAAGTGAAAGCCTGAACCATCAGCACAAGCAGTGTGTGAGCCATTTTTTGCGCCAAGACAAAGCGGGAGTGCGCTAGTAGCAGAAGTAAAAGTTATAACAACGTGCCACCAACCAGTCGAGCCAACTTGCGTTGCTGAATGTGACGATACATCACTTCCTGATGTAACTGCAGTTGTACCATCTGCAAATGCTAATGAAACAAACGTGCTACCTGCAACAACTAAAACTGCGCCATTAGCATCACCACCACCTGTATATTCTTTAAAATATCCCTGCAAGGTGTAAGTATTGCCTTGCACTAAAGTACCACTAGCCCCAGCTAAATTAACTGCTGATACGTTATTGCCTGAGTTTTCAATTGCGCGAAAGACATCAAATTCTGAAGTAAAAGGTTTACTAATTGTGTTCTTGGCGTAGGTAGTAGTGAAGTTAGAAGTCATTCCCACGCCATCTAAGGCAACTACTTTGTTGTTGTTCTGAGTTATTACCCTGCGACCCTCTTTAGACTGTCTAGCGTATGTTGGCTTTTTATCAGCATTTGTTTGCGACAAGTTATTAGCATAACCGCTTTTATCTTTGACATAGCCAATCTTGCCACCAAATGTAGCAGGTGTGTTGTTTGATTCGTCAGTGTAACTTTCGTAAACAGTCGCAGAATCACTAGGGTCGTACCAATAACCCTCAACGCCATCAGCAAATAAACCTGCAATACCTGTCAAGCCTGCCGCACCGCCTTCACCACTTTGGTTGCTAGTTGCGATGCTAGGTAAACCCATAGTGTTTTTAAACATTTAAATCACCAGTATGTGAACGCCTTTATTGCCGTCTGTTGCGGCATTGACTTGTGTAACACCGCAAACTAGATAGCTGTTTGCCGCCATAACTACAGAACGTGTATTGCCTGCCGCAGACTGAAAGTTAACTGTAACTGCCTGTTCGCAATATAAGCCTATACCTACGTTACCAATACCTGCGGACGTAGTTCCTGACCCAGTATGCGGTATCATGTCTTTAACTAGACCTGACTGTGATGGATGAAATGTATCTGTAAATGGGTTAGCCATTTTTCTGTCCTCAAATAAAATAAATTATACATTAATGCGCTTTAAATTAAACGCCTTTTATGTTTGCTTGATCTACCTGTAGCAAGTAAAAGTCAAAAGTTCCGTTAGTGTTATTGGCTAGTGATTCCCCCCTAACTGCGGCAATAACTTTTATCTCAATATCACCTGCGCCACCTGAGTCTGCCACAAGTCTAATTTTTGGCAAATTATATGTCTTTCTGTGTTGCGATGCAGGGGTCGTTAGATTACCAGTTGCAGGCGTTACATACTCACTAAGATCAAAAGTTGCTTCATATATTGCGCCAATTGAGTCATCAGTGTGGTAAGGAACGGCAGTGACATATTGACCTGCGGCTTCAAACATTGACGCGCTAACATATACTGTTGCGCCTGTGTTTGGAAATATACCTGCACCATTGCCTTGATTATCATAGCAAATCAAAGTCTGATTACTGCTAGGATTATAGTTTGCGCTAACAATTCTTTTCTTATTTGTGCCTGTGCTTGTTGTGCTTATACCGCTAAAATAATCTATCTTGTCAGTAACATCACCTGCAACTTTGATAAATCTCCAGTAATGCGTACCACCACTACTGAGTTGGCTAGGGAATGCGTCAGCAACAGCAACAGTTCCAATGTTAGTTCCAACTGCACCTTTTGATTTTCTTTGTACTAAAATATGCAAAACAGTTTTAGTTGACTCGTATGCTGTGATTGTTGTTAGGGTAGTGCTATTTAAAATCTTACCATTTAACGCTAGGTCTAATTCTTGAAATTTTGTATCACTATCTCCATATAATCTAAACTCAGAAATTGTTCGCTCTTGGTCATTAGGTACAGTTATTTTTGGATGGAATAACGCCTGTATCGAATCAGAGTTTGTGATAGGTCTAAACACCTCAACCCTGCGCTTTATTGTTGACGCTGTAGATGTGGCTTCTGTTAAGACACTAACAGTTTGCGTTACTGGCGCAACCTCTATGCTTGTTGTATTGCCTGCTACAGATACATTAGTGACAGCAGGACTAACATTTATTGTTGCTGTACTGTCAGACGCAGATACGCTTGTTACATTCTCAGTAACAGTTACAGTTGTATCGCCAGTAACATTAATTGTTGTTACGTTTTCAGTAACAGAAACACCCACTATCGCGTGACCTCGCGTGTAACTTTAGCTTTGCCTTGCAGTATGCGCTCTACCTCATCGTCATCTGTGCCTGCATCATTTCCGTCTGGCTTGTAGATTTCAACATCGTAAAAATAGTTACCTTCTGATAACGCTGTGTTGCCATTGTTGGCTGTCACATTATGCGCCATTTTCATTATTACAGTGCCAGTTGTGTTGTTTGAAGTAAAATCTGTAGCTGTAAAGTCAAATGCCCAATACTGTGCAGTATCTTTTGACGCTCTCAAATGACCTCTGGCGGCATAACCATCTAGGCTTCTTGGTGTGTTACCATCTTTAATAACCAGTGTCAGCTTAAAGTCTGAACCCTGATCTATTGTTATATCATAGTTTCCTGCTGACATTGTTTATTCCTCAACTGTTTTGTCTTTAATAGCCATAATTCTGTAGCCTGCATCATGCTTTATAGCCCAGAAATAGTGCATTAATGTATCGTCTAAAGTATCTTGCGTTGCTACTAACCTGTTTAGCGCATCTTCAGCGTCATCACGATCTTCGTGTTCTTCAAACACAACATCAATGATCTCATCTTCGCTTAATACTTTTTGGTATCCTATAACAATCATTCTACAATCCTGCTTTGCATAAAAATTTTCATATCATTGATGGTTAAGGTCTTGCCAAATGCGCCTGTATTCATACACCTGATGCGTATTTTTATGTCATCGTTAAACCAACCAATATAAGACTCTTGCGTAAAGCGCAAATAATTAACGTAACTACGCATTCTCAAAGTTTGTTTCATTGTATCAACAACTGCATAAGTGCCTGCTGATGCTCCGCTATATGGATGATACCATAATGAAGTTGGTGTTCCATCAGACGGCACAATTGCACCGCCTGTTGTGCTTAAAAGAATAATTGTTTTACGCAAATATTGTTTTACAACTAGGTTATCAAAGCCCCTGTATTGTCCCTGACTAGTTGCGCCAGATGTAGCTAGGATTATGTAGGTTGTTGTGCTAGTTGCGGTAAACTCAAAGCTAGTAGCTTGTACGGCATTTATTGCACCGCTTGTAGCAATGGTTGTGTTTTCAACTAAATCTGCGGCAGTAGATATTCTAATTATACCTGCTATGTTGCCGCCAGTTATGTTTCCTGAAACTTGATAGACTTCACCGACAACAGTTGTTAGGGCTTGATATGAAAAACCTTGACCGCTTGAAGGTGCGGCTAAAGAGTATGCGCCATAACCAGATGAATGCGTACCTGCACCCAAAGTCCAGTTAGCTGTTCCAGAGTTAAAGTTGCCATTAGTAACCAAGTCTGACCCTTGATAAGTTCTTGGATCATAGTATAAGTTTTTGTAGGTTCTGTAGTTGCCACCTTGTGTGCCAATGCTACCACCACTACCAATTCTATTAGAAGCTAAATTACCTTCAAAACTTACTACTTGATAATCACCGCTTGCACTTGATAAATGGGTAGCATTACCAATGTTGGTTGCAGTTTGTACGCTTGGAACTTCGACTTCTATCCTAAACTCAAATGTGCCATCTGATCTACTGCTTGATGCTGTGCTGTGATAGCCTTCTGCCGACCAGTTTATGTGCCTACCTTTAAATATACCCAACTCAGTTTTTGGGAATGTAAAAGTATGTACTGTATGAAATCCAGAATACCCCCAACTGACATCAACAGCATCAGTGTATGCCCAGTATTCTTCTTCTACTGATCCGCTAAACTTGTCCGCAGTAATGGTAGTTGCTTTTATGTGTTTAGCTTCAAGCGTACCATCAACAATAAATTTACCAGAAACAGTTTTTGGTTTTTGCACCCAACTCATTTAATCCACCACTACGTTTAAGTTGACAACCTTAGTTGCCGTAAGGGGTATGCTTACGCCATCAACTATTGATGTCCATGACGCTGTGACTGTTAATAATACTAATGATATTCCTGATGAAGTTGATAATCTTTCAAGCGTATATTGATAGCCAGTCGAGTCATTTACAACTGTTGCCGTAACGCCAGTATCTGTTAACCCGCCTAAATCTGTGACTGACCCTGTGTAAGTAACTCCATCAATAGATTCTGGCAAAGAAATCTTTTTTGTCATTACTGCTTTGGCTACGTTTTTCTGTATTTTTGCGTTGTCAATATGAAAGCTATTAGGTTCACCATTTGAGCCAAAAAAAACAAATAAAACGCGAGATGACTCAGCAGTAAACTCAAAAGACTTAGTGCCGTCTGATACTGTAAACGCATTAGTAGAAAAGCTAACATTTGTCTCAGCATTATATATCGTTGCAACTACTGGATCGCCTGCTAAAGTCGTGTTTGATATTGTAAATTCACCTCTGTATGTAGTGCCTACTTCTAAATCTGTCAGAGTAGAGGCATAAGCGTAAGCCAATGAATTTGCGTTTGTAAATTTTAAAACTCCATCTGCAATAACAGCATTACCTGCTGATAAAGTCCAATCTTGTGAGTTTGTGAATGAACCTGCGTTTGTAGTAGTGTTGTTAAGGTAATTTTGCGATGCTGTTGGGCTTACATGATTGTCATTTCTACCAGTTAATAATGCTTGCTGTAACTCTACCGCTTCATAAACAAAATTTGTTGAATCAATAACGACACCTTCTGCATCAACCTGCAAGTAAATCAATTCAGTCCCATTAGTTACTTCTTGATTTTGTGCTTTTGCAAGTGAATTTAATTCTGCTGTAGTAGGGTTTGCGCTTGTTCCTCTTACAATTGTTTCAGACTGCACATAAATGCCTGCCCCCTGTACAGTAGCGGATACAGGGTCGCTAGTTGTTAAGTGCTGTAGGCTAGTTGCAGTAACAGATACAGTGTATGTTTCATTTGCGTTTTCTACAGTCAAAAATAGTTCATCTGCATTTGTGAATGTGGTGCGCTTTATAACATCTGCGCCTTCAGTGCTTGGCGTATAGGTTACTGTGTATCTAACATCGCCTTGCGTATCTGGCGCAGTCCAACTAGCCTTTATTATGCTATCGCTATTTCTTGCAAATGACTCTAGTGTAAGGTTCGATAATGTAGGAACGCTTCCATCCCAGTTTGTGATTGTTGAGCCAGTTGTAAATGTTGCCCTAGTATTAGCGTCAACATCATAAATTAATGGTGAATTTTCTTTAATTTCAAAATCAATTGTTATGCCATCAGATGCGCTAGTGTTAATCCGCATACTTTGTATCTCAAAAATTTTATCAACATAGCCTAAAACCGAATTACTGAACTTTACATTGTCACCAACAGCAAACTTTAAACCTTTTAAGTTTGTTTTAAATTTTGCAGTAGCCTGCATTCTTGACCGCAACAAAGTCAGTCTTGCTAAATACTGTGCGTGTTCGTTGCTAGTTGTGAATGGATAGTTTTGATCTAGGTATAATATTTCGCCATCATCATCATCATATTCTGTAATGTCATAAGCAGAATTGCCAACATAAGCTGAATTTTGTTCTGGGTAATCAGTTCTAATATAACTTTCTTCTTTGCTAACAAACTGACCCTTGACGCGGTTATAGCTTGTTCGTCTAGTTTGCTTTGTTACTAAATCTATGCCGCCAATTATCATATCCTCTGTAATTACATCATCTGTACTTGGTGCTGTGTAAGCATAAGCATAAATGTGAAATTTACCTGCGGCATAAACTAACTTTCCATTCATGCAAGTCAAAATATTTGAAATATTGTTTTTGTAGCTTTGCTTTGTATCGACTATTCCGTTGCATAGATAAAGACGATTTAACCCATTTTGATTATCTGTAAAATAACTAGAATCAGTAGAATTACATTTGCTTATAGACGCTTTTGCTGTGTCAACATCTATATCTGCAAATGGTATTCCTAGACCATATTTTGTGTTGGTCATGTAATCTATTAAACAAATTACAGGGTTTTGTGTATGCTCCCAAGTATCTTCGTCATCAATTCTATGCGTATCAGTAGGAAAGTTAATAGTTCGCCATGTTCCTGTCTGAGTAGAATCAAGTGTTGGGTTGTAACATTTTTTTCCTTTTACTAAAAAAGATATGTTTGGAAAGCCATTTGTCCATACATCTGCGTCATATTTTAGCTTTAAATAAACGTAAGCAACATCTTGTACCTTCCTATTACCAGTCCAGTCTGGTATGCCAGATATGTTGTAGCCTATGCTTTTTTTTCCTGTTAATGATACTAACTCATAACCAAGCGATGGTATTGGTGACTGCCAATTGTAATTCAATCCACTATGGCTAGGACTACTACTAAGCGAATTAGAAAGCACTCTATCGTCTGCGTAAACTGTATCTATGTTGTGAACTTCGCCCTCGCAAACAGCAAAAATTGTATGTAAATACTTGTTATCAGTGCCGTTAACCGCTTGATGTATAATTGTGCCGCCTGTTCTTACTGTGCCGTAAATAATTTTTCTTGATGCAATTGCATCTTTACTACTGACATTGCGACCAGACATTGTGTCTGTCTGCATATCCTCTTGCATTGAGTCTATAACATAATCATAAGCTAATGCAGTACCTATACCTACAAGCGCGGCAGTGACTAAAGTCGCACCTGCCGCACCTGCGGCAAGACCGCCTAAAATACCGATTGTGATACCCATAAGTTACCCTAATTTTTTAGCGTGAATTGTTTCTATAGGATTATAACCCATTCTATGCAATAGCTTATCAAAAGGAACGTGTTGTTTAGTATTTATATGCAAATCTTTTACATCAGTTTTACTTAATTCTGCCTCGACATATTTTATTAGCTTATAGCCTGTACTTCCTGCGCGGTGTTCGGGCGCAACATACAGGACATCGCAAACAGCAAAGGTGTCATTTTTATAATGTAAGTGCTTGTTTATAACTACTGCAAAATAGCCAATAAGTTTGTTGTCTTTTCTTGCTGTGTAAAATCTTAGTAAACCTGTTAGTTCAAGTTTATTATATCTTTCCCAGTCTGGTGCTAGTTGCACAATGTCTTTGTTAAGTGCTACCTGCTCCCAATGATTTTCAATTAGCGGCTG